CAGAAAAAGTGTGGATGCAATGCCATGCAGCAACCAAAGGCCACCGCATCAGTCGCCGCCTTGAAGTATTCCTGTTCACAGGCAAATACAAAAAGGCGCAGGAAATTGCCGACGATGCCGGAAAGGCACTTCAAAAACGTGGAGATTTCAAACACTACGAAAAATGATAGTAGATTTCATCATTCGCTGTTTTTGGCTGATTCTTCTTTTCGCGGCAATCGCTGCGATCTCATCAAGTAAAAACGAAAACTAAAACCATGCAGGTAGTAAACAACGCAAAGGCAGGCAGAAGAGGCAGGCCAATTAAGGAAAGGCCCGAATACGAACAGATTGAACCGGGACAGGCAATTGTCGTTCCTGAAAGTGAATCAGTCACGAAAGTGTATCAGCGCCTTCGCTATTGGGGCCAAAAGCACGGACGAACATTCAGTATTAACGGCAATCAAATTGTACGGGTCGCATGAAAGCACAACCTAACAAGGTCGAGTTAATCGGTCACTACGGTTCGGACGAAACCATTGCACTATCAGCCTGGACATCGACAAGCCGCGACCTGACAGACGAAAAACGGCAACGCATTCCTGCACTTGTTCAGCGGCTTTGGTTCGACGGGCATGAAACACCGTTCGAAAAGGTGCAACTTCATTTTCTTGTCACCTGTGATATTGCGTCTCACATCCACCTGCTGAAACATCGCATCAGCAGCCTGAACGCGGAATCAGCGAGGTACAAGGAATTGAAGGATGATAAGTATTATGTTCCTGATGATTGGACTAATATCATAGGCACTCAAGACGGTATTATGACGCTTTGGTCTGACAAATTGATTCAAAGTACAGAACGCTTAATACTTCTGTACCATGAAGCGCTAAAGGAACTTACGCCGATACTCGGACGCAAACGTGCAAAGGAAACAGCCCGCTACTTCCTGCCGTACAACACGCAGATAACCTGTGACGTAATGTTCAACCTTCGCAGTTTCGCGAACTTCTACCAACTTCGTTCATCCGAACACGCACAAGTTGAAATTCAGCAGATAGCGCGGCAAATGATGGACTTGGCGTACAACATCGAGGGTCAACCGTTAAAAGCCGCACTTGACGCAATTACCAGACGCATCAACATCAGGCAATTGCCGTTTTAGGTAAACCAAAAGAAGTTTTAGAATTGAAAAGCTGTTTAGTAGTAAACTGGCCAGATGTAATATTTGGTCAGGGTTTTTTGAACAAAACATTGCACACACACAACATTAAACAAGTCATGATTTTCAGAGACCATTTTCAAAATTACAAAGGTTACGCAATACCGAAAGCACAGCTAATTATTGCGGATATTCCCTACAATTTAGGGAACAACGCATACGCATCTAATCCGGCATGGTACAAAGATGGCGACAACACGAACGGCGAATCTGAACTGGCCGGAAAATCATTTTTTGACACTGATGAGGATTTTAGGCCTGCTGAATTTATGCACTTTTGCAGCACGATGCTAAAGAAGGAAACAAAGGAAAACAATGCTGCGCCGTGCATGATTGTCTTTTGCGCGTTCGATCAACAAATGTACCTGATTGAACTGGCTAAACGGTACGGACTGAAAAACTACATCAATTTAGTTTTCCGCAAAAACTTTTCTGCGCAGGTACTGAAGGCAAACATGAAAATCGTGGGCAACTGCGAATACGGACTAATTTTTTACCGTGAAAAACTGCCAAAGTTCAGGAACAACGGAAAAATGATTTTCAATTGCATGGACTGGCCCCGCGACACAGAATCAGAGAAAATACACCCGACACAAAAGCCGGTTGAACTACTGAAACGACTGATTGAAATTTTCACGGACGAGGGTGATGTGGTCATTGATCCATGTGCTGGCAGTGGAAGTACACTGATTGCCGCTGAACGTATAAACAGAAAGGCATACGGTTTTGAAATAAAAAAAGAGTTCTACACGAAGGCAAAAAAATGGCTGGAAGATGAACGGCAGGTAAAAAATGACATTGCAGAGTTCGGATTTGCAAAGTCTAAAATTGAAAAATCGTATCCAACGTTTTGGACTGAACAATAAACACAATGCACACGAACACACCCACATCAGAAGTTTACAACATGGACTGTCTCGCCGCTATGCGCGAAATGCCTGATAAGGCGTTTGATTTGGCTATTGTAGATCCGCCGTACGGGATAAAATACAGCGCATTGGCTGGCTCTAAAAAATCAAAGCACGGTTGGAAAGAACGGACGTCAAGAGACTGGGATAATTGCGTACCTGAACAAGATTATTTTACCGAGTTGTTCAGGGTGTCAAAAAATCAGATTATATGGGGCGGTAATTACTTTAACCTTCCGCCGACAAGATGCTTTTTAATATGGGACAAGGTTCAAAGAATAGATCAAGCGGACTGCGAACTTGCCTGGACTTCGTTTCAGTATAGCGCCAGAATATTTAGCTACGCAAGAGGGAACGAAAGCGGATTTGCTCCAAAATCAATATTTAGTGATAAATCTTTTACCAATATCCACCCCACACAAAAACCAATAGCCCTTTACAAGTGGCTGCTTCAAAACTACGCTAAGCAAGGCGATCGGATATTAGATACACATTTGGGCTCCGGCTCTTCCCGCATCGCAGCCTATGATATGGGATTTGACTTTGTAGGCTACGAACTTGACACCGAGTACTTTGATGCAATGAATAAACGATTTGCCGCGCACATCAGCAGGCCTGCCATGTTTGCGCCTGATGAAATGTACATGATTGAACAAAAAAAACTGTTTGAAACGTAAAAACACCCCTATCTTTGCACTGCCTAACGAGGCCGCCGGATTGGTAACCCGGTGATTGCTTCTTCTTATTTTCAACGAAAACGCCTGTAACGGGCGGGTCTTGTGCGTTAAGAAGCCGCACAAATGGCATACCAAAGCCGCCCACCGTTACAGGCGTTTTTTTATTTTCAATTACATGGAATTAATCACACGAAAAGAAGGGCAATACCTGCCCGATTCACTTAACGACCTTGCACAGTTCGTACTTGTCGGACGCGATCAACTTGCAATGGTCAGGGCTGGAATAAAGGCACTTGATAAGTTGGACGTAGCCGAAGGGGTGCGCAGGCAGAAACGCGAAGAGGCGCAGATGTTGGCGGAGGCGCTACTTGATGCCGAAGTGAAAATAGGGGAAATACTAAAGGGGATGCCGAAGGCGACAGGCGGGCATTGGGAGGAAAAAAGGGAAAGTAAAATCGGCAGCGCTGCCGATTTTATTCAAGAAAAACAGACTAAAAACGACGCTATCAAGTCACTCGGTTTCAATCAGACGCAGGTAGAGAGGTTTCAGAAACTTGCTGAAAACAAGGATATTGTGGAGCAGATAAAACAGGAAGCGAGGGAAGCGGACGACCTGCCAACACGGACGGCGGTATTGAATACGGTCAAGGCGAAAGAGAAAGAGGAAAAGCTGATACGGATGTATGAAAAACAGGACAGGGAAATATTCGAGGCGAACGCGGAAGTACAAGCGCCTGAAAAGTTGTTTTCCGTGGAGCCGGGGCAGATATGGAAATTAGGACGTCACACGCTGATATGTGGCAGTATTTACGATGCCGGATATGTGGATGCAGACGCGGTAATAACAGACCCGCCGTATGGTATTGATTACACACCGGACTGGAAAAAATGGAACGGAGAAGAAAGTAACTTCAATAAAATTCAAGGCGATGCTGAAGAGTTCGACCCGCGTCCGTTTTTCGATTACGATACAATCCTGTTGTTTGGGGCTAACTATTTCACGCGTCACCTGCCAACGTCCGGCGGATGGTTGTGTTGGGATAAGCGCACGAAAGAAGAACTTGACGACATGATCGGAAGTCCGTTCGAGTTGGCATGGTTCAGGTCTAAGTACACGAAAAAAAGCGCCATCATGTTACGCATACTTCACGGAGGCGTAGTTAACGCTGACAGTCAGTTCGGGAATAATGAAAAGCGCCTGCATCCGACACAGAAACCCATCATTTTGTTTGAGCAGATTATTGAACGGTTAACAATTCCGAATGATACCGTACTTGACCCGTTCTGCGGTTCAGGAACTACGCTGATAGCCTGCGAACGCACCGGAAGAACCTGCATTGCCTATGAAATCGAACCGCAATACTGCGAGGTAATTTTAAACCGATTCTATTCACTCACCAACATTATGCCATGTCAGGAATAAAACGCATTAAGATTACGGAATTTTCGTCTTACCTGAATGAACGGAGCGCGAAAGCGGAAAGTTGTAATCAGGTAATTGACGACATATACAGGCAATGCATTCCGCTTGCACCTGGATCAGAGCCTAAATATGTCAGCAAATCCGATGTTGGGGCCATGTACGATATGATTGAAGGTATTGACGTCATATTAACGCTGTCAGACGGTTCGCGGGTGACACTTCAGGAAAAGGTACTATTTACTACGTTCAGAACAGCCACCTTTGAAACGAAGAAAACATCAGGTAAGCCGGGCGCATGGTTTTACTGTACCGCACAACTGTATTTCGTGGGCTACGTTTCGCCGGACAGCGGACAAGTTGCAAGCTATGTATTAATAGACCTTGCGCGGCTAAAGATTGAACACAACCGAAATACATTGAAATGGCAGCACAGAAAGAACAATAAGGAAGAACGCGAGGAAGAGTTTATGTTCATTCAGTTCGATGATATACCTCAGTCCTGCATAATTGCCATTCATAACCCGAAAAAACAGGAGCCAGAAATACCCATTTTCGATTATTACGAACCGTTCAACTTCTAAAACCAAACAAACCATGTCAGTATTCAAGAACAAAAAGCGCGTCAATCCTTACTCACAGATTGACAACTTGATGATAAATGACAGAAGGCTACCACTTG